GCGCACCGTGCGGTTAAGATTATCCACGGCAAACACCAGCCCAAACATATGCTGCAAGCCGCGCAGGAACTCCTTTACGGGCTTATCGTGCAAACAGCTAGCTATGCGCAGCGGCGCACCGTAGGCAAAGCGCGGCAGTAGCTGTGCGTTGTATGTAGAGCTGTTGCTTATCGTTATGCTGCGCGTACCCTCTACCATAACGCGCACGCGTGTAAGCCCGTAGGTAGGCTCGAAGTACAGTTCGTCGATAACGATGTTTTCGCCCTGCTGCCCGCTTGCTATCTCCCTCTGCGTAAAGATAGGGCTGCTGGGCTGTGCGTAGTCGCCGATTATCTTTACAGCCGTTATATTGCCACCAGCAACAAAGAACTCCATACGGTACCAGCCCGCCGTGGCGGGCTGAAAAACGCCGAAAGCGTTTAACCCTTGCGCATCTGAAAACGGTGCAGCCTCGCGTGTAAATTTTACAAATACGGGCGAATTGCGATACGTCTGGCTCTCTGCACCTACAAAGCAACGGAACGGCGCTACGTCGTCCGTGCGCTCCCAGTCGTCGCCTACGCCGTACAGATACAGCAAGTTACGGAACGCTTCCGTGCGGTATAAGCTGCTTTGTATTTCGTACCCGAAGCGCTCCTCAAAGATAGCCTCCAGTATGCGCCAGATGCGCACAGCAGGGCGCAAGCCTGCGCGGTACGTAAAGGTGTCGGCAATTAAAAAAGTCTCGATGTAAATACCGCCGTAAATAACGGGCTGCCACACCGTTGCATAGCTATCCGTATCGCTTACACCTACCCACGTTGCTGTTATATCCTCTGGCGCCGTCGGCATAGTGCCTAAATCTAAATCGCGCAGGCTTACACCGTCCAGCTGCTGCATTATATCTACACTATCGCCCAGCACGCGCAGCGCGTACTTGCCTAGCTGTGCTGCGCTGCGCGTTGCCGTTGTGCGCTGCACCCAGCCTGTAAATACCCGCGTACCATTTACCTCTACGTATATAGGCAGCTTTCCCTGCGCCGCTGTGCTCGTAGCCTCTACGTCGCCGAATTGCGCCAGCACGGCGCTATTCTGTTTCGTAGCAGGCAGATACAGCGCATCGTTTAAGGGCTTTGCCCGCGTACCGTCCGAGCCTACAAAGTCGCCCCACTTATCTAGCTCCCGCGTAAAAACCAGCGGCAAACCTTGCAACTCTGCGTCTACTTGCGTATTATTGATAAAAATGCGAACGTCAAACATTCTGTATATATTTGCTTTTGCGTTTTAAAACATTTTGACCCTTACAAAAATTTGTAAGGGTGTAGGCTCCAAAGTATATAAGCAGCCCCCCCACTATATGAGCAAACAGTACCGAGAGCAACGCTTTAAACGCTGGTTTTATACCGAGACGGCAGGCAGCCTGCGCGACTGCCAGCGTGCGTATGTAGAGCTAGCCTTTAAGCAGGCTGCGCAGTATATAGATAACGACTACCTAGACGAGGCAGAGGAGTATGCTTTTTTTGAGCTGCGCGATGAACTGCTGCGCAGTGCAAAGGTAGCAAAAGCTATGCAGGCAGAGGCTAGGTATTTGCAGATAACGGAGACGCTGCGAGATTTTACCATAGCGCACTACACAGGCACGCAGCCGCCTGCAAATATAGAAAGCCTATTTACGGACTACACACTGCGCGCGCTCGTTGTGCTGTCGAAGCCCATACAAACCATCTTAGACTTGCCGCCCCTGCTGCCGCTGCGTTAAGTCCAGTCTATGCCGTAGGTTGCCTCGCTGCCCTTGCGCAGCGTGCTGCTTGTTTGCGCAAGGCGCTCCTGTGTGTATATCCTACCCAGCTCGCCGAAGAACGTACTCCAGCCCTCGAATAGGCAGAAGTCGTTTTGAAAGTGCCACCACTCGGCGCCCATCATCACGCGCCCCGCCTGCTGCGTCGTGTCGAAAAAGGAGCGGCGCGCAGGTATGCGCCGAAAGTGAAAATCCTCGCACAGCTGCGTAAAATCTACAAAATACCCTGTAACGGGTTTGCCTGTGCCTGCGCGCTGCGTATAAGTGTAGGGGTTTTGTATTGTGCGCAGCTGCACACCCTCTGTGCTGTCCGTTGCCGTGCTGCGCGCCCAGACGCGCCAGAGCCTGCTGCTGCCGTCGCCTTCTAGCTCCATAACAAACTCATCGCGCTCGGGCTTATTCATGCCTGCGCCCGTGTGTAGGTCGAAAGCCAGCGCTGGGTAGTGCATCGAGGTAGCTATGCGCCCAGCCGTTACGGCAGCCGATAGCCCACGAATGCCGCCTGCCGACGGTACGGCTATCTGCACGCGCTGCGCCTCGTGCCAGAGCTGCAAATACCAAAAAGCAGCATCTGTGCGCAGGGGGAAAACCTTTAAGCCCTTTGCCTTCGGCGTAGCCGGGCAGTCTATCACCTGCTGCCCGCCTGTTTGCAGCTTGAGCATATCGTCGATGCTGCAATACATAGCGCCCCAAGTGTTTAGTACGCCTGCCTGCTGGCGCTTATACACCGCATCGCGCAGCGCAGCAAAGGTGCGCGCTCCCATAATGCCGTCGGCTGTAAGCGCGTAGGCGCGTTGAAAGGCTACCAGCGCCGCGTGCGTATCTGCACCGAAGCTGCGCACGGCTGCGGGCAGCGCAGGCAGGTAGCCGAGAAGATGCAGCCACATGTTAAGCTTGCGCACAGCTGCGCTCTCGGCTACGCCTGTGCGTAAAATCATGTTTTTAGTTACCATTGCGCGTTTGTGTTTTTTCTAGCCGCTCGCACAGCTCCTCTATAAGTAAATCGGGGTCGTTGTTCGCATCGGCAGGTATGCGCAAGCACCAGCTGCGTCCGCCCGTTTTGCATAGCTCGCTGTTTATATCCCTAACCTTTGCAATTAGCTCCTCGTTTGTGAGCCTGCATTTCGAGCGGTCTAGGTTTTCGTTTTTGTTTTCCATAGCCTATTTGTGTTTTTTTCTACGCTTTTTGCGCTTGTTTCTAAGTCTGCGTATATCCGCCAGCAGGCGCTCTACGTGCGCTGTAAGCAGCGCTATCTCGCCTTTGTAGATTTGCACTGTGTAGGTAGTTGCTTCGCATTGTGGGCAAAGTTTCCAAGTCTGCATAGGTTAAAATAGATTTGTTTGGGCGCTTGCTGCGTCCGCTGCTTTTTCTTTTTGGGCGTGCGTGATGCGGGCTTGCGCGATAGCTGCATAGTCGCTTTCCCTCTCTATGCCTATAAAATTAAAGCCTTCCCAAACAGCCCCGCAGCCCGTCGAGCCTGAACCCGTAAAAGGGTCTAAAACTGTGCCGTTGGGCGGCGTGATTAGTCGGCATAGGTAGCGCATAAGGGCGAGCGGCTTGACTGTTGGGTGGTGGTTTTTGTTTGGGTACTTAGAGTCGGACAAGCCTTGATAAGTTTCGCCTTTATCGCCAAAAGTATGCCGCTCCTCAAACCCCTCCAACCCCGCATTCCGCTCGCTCTTGCTTGCCTTTGCGCAGTAGAAAAAGCGGGCGGCGCTGCCGTTGTCGCCTATGGAGCGAATTGCACCCGCTAAATTGTGGGTGTACATAGATGCGTTTGGTCTTTTGTAGCCTTCCTGCGCATCGCTTACTGTGTTTTCTTTATTTATACACAAACTGCCGCCGCTTGTCTGCGGAAACCCCGCCGTAACTTCGTCGCTGCCGTCGTGTATAAGGTTGGCGGGAAATCTGCCAGCAGGCTGCTCAAAGCCTTTGCCGCAACTGTTATTCAAACCCTCAAAAAACCTATCTTTTATTTTCTCGCCTTTTGAGTACGTGTCCCCATTTAGATTGTCGGCTGTTTGCACCCTGCACCCATTTATATTCAGCCCGCCCGTGCCCCACGTCAGCACGTTTTCCGCTATGGTTTTTTCGGCTAAGGGCTTGCGGCACAAAGTCCATAACTCCATTGCGGGTTTAAGCGCAGTGCCCCAGCCGTCCCACTGTTTGGCGGCATCGGTGGCGGGGGCGGTGATATTAAACGCTTCTTCCGTCATCATACAGCCTAAATTATTTTCCCTTTTTTCGCGAGCGTTTGGACTTTCGCCTATCGCCCCCCGTTCCGCCCCCGCTGCTTTGTCGATAGCTTTGCCTATATCCAGCGACTTGGGAAACCCGCTACCATACACCCACGCGACTATATCGCGCACCTCAAACCCCGCATCTTCCAAATTTACCGCCATACGGTGTTGGGTGCGAGTGCCGCAGGCTACTAAGGCGTGCCCGCCGGGTTTAAGCACGCGCAAGACTTCGCGCCAAACTTCGCATTTTGGTACGTCGTAATCCCACTTTTTAGCCATAAATGATATGCCATACGGCGGGTCGGTAACGATAGCATCTACGCTGTTATCGGGCAAAGTTTTGAGGACTTCTAAGCAGTCCCCGTGTAAAATCGTGGCGTTTTCCTTCTGCATAACTTTCTGCATCTGCACCCCTACAAAAATTTGTAAGGGTAGGCTATTTGTTTTTTTAGTTGCTGTGCGAGTACTCTGTATTTGCATACAGTAAGGCAACCTCTGCCGTTACCATGCCGCCCTGCTGTGTAGCGTCTAGCGTGCCCTCTGTGTCGCCGTCAATTACGACGGCAGTAGGTGTAGCAAAGTCGCCGACTTTGTGCAGCTGCAATACAGCGCTATTGCGCAGCTCGTAGTACTGGTACGCCTTTGCTCTGGGTATGCTTTCGCGTGTAAGCGTTATCGACACCGTACCCCTGCTGTTAAGCGTCGTGCGCCCCCGCGTGCTGCGCGTAGGGTAGCCTTGCACGTTTGCTGTATAGCCCTCGAGCTGCGTTGTGTTGCGCTGCTCGTAGGTGTCGAAGACCACAGCATCGTCTGCGCCGAAGGTATTAAGGTAGCGCAGCACCCAGTGCGTACAAACGGGCGCGGCGTTAATTACATACGTGCGTACCTCTGTTATAGGCTGCACAACGGGCGCCGTGTCGTCTAGCACTACGCAGATGTCGTAGCTATAAACGCCTGCCAGCGATACGATAAGCCCTATGTGCGCAGCTCCTACGGCGAGCCTGCGCACGCGGCGCACAGTGTCAAGCGGCTGTCCTATGTCGTAGTACGTCGTGCCCAGCAGCAAACCTGCTGCATCGTAGCGCCGTATGCGCATAGCGCGCCGAGAGCTGCCCGTGTCCCAGAAGGACAAGTACAGCGCCTCGTTTGCATATACGCCCTGCGTCTTCGGTGCCAGTGTAAGGAACTTCAACGGCAGCACGGCTGTATAGTCCTCAATCTGCGCCTCGCTTACAAACTGGCTCGCCGCTAGGTTTAAGGCGTACAGTGTGCTGCTGGTGTAGGTCGTCGGCGTAGCCTCGTATATGCCGAAGGGCGCAGAGCTTTCCCACACCGTAAAAACTACATAAAACTCGCACTTCTTTGCAAAACCTACATTCGAGGCATCGGGCGCAGGCGCGGTGTTTGTGTTTGCGCCTACGGCAAAGGTGTCCGTATTGCTAAGGTACTGCTGTAAGGCTAGCGATAGGTCGAAGCGGAACGCATACGCCCCCAGCGCTACGCTGTAATGCTGCTGCGTTGCGCTTGCACCGTAGGCTGCGCCGTTTATAAAGAGCTGCGCCTTTACGAGCGGCGGGTTGGCTAGCAGCGTCGTAGCCGTTACCTCATAAACAACTGGCGCAAGCGCCGAGAGAACACCGCCGACGGGTGCAGGCTGTACTGTTATCATGCTTTTTTTATTGTGTATCTACACCCATACAAATTTTTGTAAGGGTAGGCTCTGTGTTTATTTTTTATATCGTAATGCGCCCCACTATAACATCCAGCGCAGCATTTACGGCTACATCGCCCGCGTTACTTACCGTGTCCTCGATGCGGTCTAGATTATCTGCCAGCACAATGTTTTGAAAACCTACGCGGCGCCCGTTGCGGCTAAACGCCCTGCTGCCTACCGTCGGTATACCCTCCTTTTTGTGCTTGCGTGCAATGGCAAACGCTACGCCCTGCGCCTTTATGCCCTGCGCTATATTGCGCAGCTCTACCCAGCGTATAAGCGCCTGTATGTATTTCGAGGTTTTCGCCCCTGTGCCCTTGCCGCCGAAGGGTACGCGGGAGGCGCGCACGCCGTCATTGACGATAGCCCCGTAGCGCAGGTAACTAATCTCGAGCGATAGCTGTCTGCGGAAATTCGTAACGGCGTGCTCGATACTATTTACTAGCTTGCCTGTAAGCTTGTGCCCCTGCTGTATAAGCTCCTTTTGCAGCTCCTCTACTAGGTGCGCACCGAGACCGTCTAAGGCTGTGCGCAGCTGCTCGCCCAGTGTTTGCAGTAAATCGAGTGAAGGCATACGTATTTGTACTGTTTTTTGTTTTGCCTACGCCCTACGGGCAGCAGGGCGTGTTTGCTAGCGTGCTGGTGTCCATGGGCGGCACTTGCGCCAGTTGCGCACGGCAGCCCGTGACGGTTGCCTGCATAGAGGAGATGTATGCGTAGGTATCGCTTGCGCCCAGCTCCTTTGTAAAATACGCCTCGCCCTGAAAATCTACATACGCCCACAGCTCCTGTAGCTCCTGCACCTGCGCCGTCGGGTCTGTAAGCAGGTAGGCTGCTAGCCATGTGCGCGATACCCAGCGCGCAGCAAAGGAGGCGCTAGGCTGCACGGTGCTTACCAGTGTAGCCTGCACCACGTCGCGGACGTTTGCAATAAATTGCAGGTATAGCGTGCGTAGGTCGTTCTCTACCTCCTCCTCCGTGCGTGCGTCGCAGGCTGTGGTGTTCGGCACACCTGCCTGCTTCTCGTTTGCTTTATCTACAATGGCAACCGTGTAGGTGATGCGCACCGTAGCGCCGTCGCCTTGCAGGTTTTCACGCATCGAGCCCAGCAGCAGCTGTGGGTACGGGGCGCTTATGTAGTTTCCGCTCTGCCCTGCGTCGTACCAGTTGCGCGAGTAAAAAATACCCTTGCCGATGTATCGGCTATCTTTGCCCAGTGTGTCCGTTGCGCTTGCTGCATCGTAGTCATTTACAACGGCTAGCGTTTGCAACCTGCGGCAGCGCAGCTCGCGCCCGTCCTCTATTGTCGGCGGTGTGTGCTGCGCAATGGCAGCAAGTATTCTGTAAAGCTCTATCGTGCTCGTAAGCATAGGGGGGGGCTGCTGTGGGTGTGTGTAGGTGTGTGTATATCTAAATGCGTATATCGTCTAACTGTTTGCGCCGCTCATTTACGACGGACAGCATCACGGTATAAAAATTCGCCGCCATAACAGCCTCAACGGGCGTAAGGTTGCTGCTCGGCGTGCGCCAGATGTCTAGCTGTGCTATGTCTAGCGTCGTGCCGAGCCAGCTAAGTCGTATCGGGTTTGGCAGTACCTTTACGCCACCTCCGCTGCCGCTGCCTTTGCCTGCGCTACTCTTTTGTTGAATGCGGCTAGGGTATTCTGTAAATGCCATGCCGTAGAGAGGGTGGGCTTTTGTTTGATGTACGAAACCGTCAAAAAAAAACCGACATCTAAAATAACGTCCATAGGCAAGTCCTCGAATAGCGTGCGCCGCTGCGCTAGGTGCTCGCCCCAAGCCTCTAGGCTCTGGGGCTTGCGCTCGCAAACGAACGCCCCCGTTTTTTTATCCGTGCGCACTACGCGCCGGGCAAAGGCTGCAACGATGTGCGCCTTTC